GGAGTTACTTACAGATTTAGAACAAATACTACTGGCAGAGATTCTGCAAAGAGTCCTATGGGTATGTTTGATTCATTACATGTAGATAACTGTATCAAATCAGTTATAGAAAAGTGTGAACAATATTACAAAATAGAAGTTTAATTATAAAAATCGAATTATTATGTTTCCAAATTTAAAAACACAAGAAGTGAAAACAACAACAACTGAATCTAATTACTTAGGAGCAGGAGCTCATACAGTAACTGTAAAGAACTTTAAGACAAGCGATGAGGTGCCTGGATATAAAGGCACACCATACTTTGAATTCCTTGTAGAGTCAAACTCTGCAGATAATTCTGGTGTAGCTTTCTTAAAGTTTATGGGTGTAGATAACTTTACAAGTGAAGCTGCAGCTAGAGTAAGAACAGATATATTTAAATCTTTTCTTATATCTGCTGGTGCGTCTACATTTGATAATCCAAATCAAGCTGCAAGCTCTGTAGTGGGCAAACAACTAGAAGTTTGTTTGGCTAATAGAGAGTATTGGACTACTGATAAAGATACCAACAAACCTGTTATTAAAACAAGAGTTGAGTATAAGTTCTCTAATATGTACGGAAAAAAGATTACATTTAAGGATAGTTTCAACAAACCTTTATCTGCTGAAGACAGAGCTGCGTATGAAAATGCAGTAGGTTTAAATAATAATAATAACACGGTGGAAACACCCTTTTAAATTTTAAAAAATGAAATTAATTAATTATTTTAAAAGTAATGCAAGACAATTAGATAAGTTTAAACTAGAGTTTAGACTACTTGGATTTACATTTGTAGAGCTTAAGTTTGATGTATCAAATAGATGCTTCAAGTTTGTTCTACTTAATGTAGGTGTAGGATATAATTGCGATGGCTCTTGTTAAATGGGAAGTAAACACTTAGCACATATAAAAAATGGTAAAGTGACTTTCCAAAACAAGGAATTGTTTGAAGACCACCTGCTCAGTCACGAGGGAAAGACTGTAGTAATTACAGTTGGGGAGCAAAAAAAGAGACGTAGTCTCAACCTTAACTCCTACTACTGGGCAGTGGTCGTCAAATTATTAGCAGATGAAACAGGGTATAGTAAAGATGAAATGCATGAGGTTTTAAAATCTATGTTCTTACGAACTAGATATAAAATCAAAGGCGTGTGGATAGACGGAACAAAGTCTACAACTAAACTTTCTAACAAAGAAATGGTAGAATTTTTAGATGAGGTAAAACGATTTGCCTCTACCACTCTAAGCTTATACATACCCGACCCAAATGAGGTGGACTATGAATGATTTAGAAATATTTATAAACGGCAACGTACCTTCAAGTAAGAATGGAAAAAGATGGACAGGCAAGTACCTGATACACAGTAAAACAACAATGCGTTATATTAAAGAATCTAAATTAGAATACATAGAACATACAAGTATATTTAAAAATTATGTTAAACAATACGAACCCCCATTTGTGATTCATTTTAAATTTTACAGGAAATCAAGGAGGAAATTTGATTACGTTAATCCATTACAAACCGTACAGGATTTGATGGTTAAGTATGATTGGTTGGAAGATGATAGCTCTGACCACCTCCTACCTGTATTTGATGTATATGAATACAATAAAGAAAAACCAGGGGTGACTATAAAAGTTAAATCAAATGAAAACAAAAAGAAGACAACAAACACATTACACAAGACTACTAGATTATCTAAAGAAGTTCAAAACAATAACAAGCCTAGACGCAATAAGAGACCTAGGAAACACTAGATTATCTGCAACCATTTTTGAATTAAGAAAAGATGGGTACAATATAGAAAGCAAAGATGTTAAAGTATCAAACAGATGGGGTGGGCAAACTACTGTATCACAATACATATACAATGAAGGAAATTAAAATTAAATTATTAAAAGACGACCATGTGACAGATAAAAATTATTATCAAGACCACATGTATATGAGCAACTCAATGTTAAAATTATTCATGGACAAGTGCCCTAGATTCTTTGAACATGCAACAGCCAACCCATTGCCTACCACTAAGGCAATGAGGTTTGGCTCTGCTTTTCATATGTTAGTATTAGAGCCCAATGAATTTAATAATCATTATGCTGTTGAACCAGATGGTATAGACAGAAGAACAACACTAGGTAAAACTACATTATTAAAGTTTAACGAAAGACTTAACGGTAGAGAATCTATTGCACATAAAGATTATACATTAATGCAAAACATGAACACTCATTTAAAAGCAAACACACATTATTCTTTATTAGAAAACTGTAATCAGTTTGAGCAAATATATTTATGGAAAAATGAAACTCAAGGTATATTATGTAAGGGTAAATTAGATGCAGTAAATACTACAGACAAGTATATAGTAGACTTAAAAACTACAAACAATGCAAGTCCAGAAGTATTTAAAGATATTATTATTGAAAGAAAGTATCATATGCAAGCAGCATTTTATTGTGATGCATTAGGATACAATGACTATTACATATATGCTATAGAAAAATCTGCACCATATTGTATGTGTGTATTCAAACTATCTAAAGATATGTTAAAAGAAGGTAGGCGCCTTTATACAGAAGCTATAAGTGCTTACATAACATATAACATGGATGGAAGTTTAACTGATTATAATAATGATAAGATATGCGAAATATAAAACCAATTGATTATGTTGCTTTGTTAATATTTTTAACAATAGCAACTATAAATGTATTATTAATTAAAATTTTAAGTGATTGTTTGTAATATGGAATTAGTATTTGTTTACGGAACACTACGGAAAGGTCATGGTAATCATAAACTTATAGAAGGGGGTAGGTTTATGGGTAGTGGCCTTACCGTTAAAAAATATGCAATGTATTCTAGAGGTATACCCTTTGTTAGTGAAGACGAACCTGTCTCTAGAATTAAAGGTGAGGTATATGAAGTATCAAAACCTATGTTAAGATTATTAGATATGCTTGAAGGACATCCTGCTTGGTACGAAAGAAAGAAAACTATTGTAAAGATAGGTCAGAAGAAAGTAAAAGCTTGGTTGTATTTCAATAACACTAAAACAGAAAATTTAATTGTGTCTGGTGATTATGAAGAAGCATACTAAAATATATATGAAACATTTTAATTATGCTTTAGACGACTTTATACCGTGTACTACATGCGGAACAAGAGCTGTTGACATCCATCACATTGAAAGACGTGGGATGGGAGGCTCAAAAGATAAAGACTTTATAGAAAATCTTGCAGCTCTTTGTAGAAGTTGTCACGATAAAGCAGAACGGAATAAAGATTTTAATCAAATTGTTAAACGTAAACATTTAAAACTATTATAACATGAAAGTAGAATTAAACGCAGAATTTTTAGCTATGGCTTTAGCAAGAAACAAAGTTGAAAAAAAATATGAATCAATAGGGTTTTCACCTTATAGGCAAATACAAGAAGAGTTCATTGGAGAAGTCTTCACAGATATTGCAAAAAAAGATTTTGACAAACACTATAATTATTTTTTAGAAACTATACTAAAGCATAGTAAAGGCGTTGATAAAAAAGAATTTGACTTATGAAAACGAAAAAAGACTTTGAATTAAGAGTAATAAATTTGGTGTGCAAACAATTAGTTTTGTTACCAAAGCAAGTGCTCGGTAGTAACAGAAGCAGACCATTTGTAGTTGCTAGACAAATGATTGCGTCATTATTAAAAGAATCATTAGGATTTACTTTGTATGAAATTAGAGATGCATTAAACTATAAAAACCATGCGTCTGCTTTACATGCATTACGAATGCACAAATCAGATTATTCTATAATCTATAAATATAGAAAAGATTATAAAGCATTGTTAGAACAATTTAATTTGGAAGATTTTGATTTAGAATTAGAAGAAGAAAATTTGGTAAAGAAAAACATAGAGCTTAAAACTTTGTTAGACAAAACCCAATTAGATTTACAAGAATCAATAAGAGAGATAAAGGAATTAAAATCAAAATTATCTGAATTAAAAGAAAGTATATTTTATACTAGAAAAAAGTTTGATTTAGTATAAAATTTGTATATTGTATGTAATGTGTGAATTATGATTGTTTTTTCATAATTGTTTAGGGGGACTCGTCATATTGTCCCCCTTTTTTTATTCCATAGGTACATTGTAATATAACTCTGCTTGTAGTCCATTTGTTTTACTCCAAACAAAACCATGTGCTCTTTTAACATTACCTACATATCCTTTGTCATCATGCCATTGGTCTGTTGCACACATACTACCTAAGTTTCTTACTGTTATACCACTTAACTCTTTTGTTGCACCAACTCTATTGTGGTGTACTCCATGCAGGTGTCCTCTATGTAGCTCTACATAATCAACACTACTCCATAAATGTTTAAACCTTTGTGGTAATGTTTGTACGGCTTTCTCTGCCTTCATCTTATGTCCGTGGTCAAAGGCTATCAGACTATTACCGTATTTAAAGGCTTTCATTAGTGGTCTAGTGTTATCTACTAGAACATTGTCGTTCTTCTCGTAATACATCTCTAATGCGTCTCCTAGGTACATTATACACTCTTCATCGTGATTGCCTGGCATAATAACAACATGAACAGGGCATATAGCCGAAAGCTCGTTGATTACCATTGTCATCAATCTTCTTGCAGTTTTGTACATTTCTATGTGGTGGTCGCTATTGTATTGCGGTGTACCTTTTGTAGTTCTAGGCACTGGTTTATCGCCATCTGTGTTCAGTAAATCATTACCTACAACAAATAGTATTTGGTCTATAGTAAAACCTGATGCTCTTTTTAGTAGATGTTCTATTGCTTTTATTAACCTTTCTTCGGCTATCTTCATACTATAATCATCTCCTATAATTCCTATCTTACCTAAATGCAAATCGTATGCACCTATTTCTAAACAATGTGGAGACTTGTCTTGTCCTTCTATCTTTAGGTTATGCTTTGGAGTTTGCTTCAACAAATACTTCAAATCTTCTTCTAATCCTCTTCGTGTTAGTTCTAGGTTAGTAAACGGGTTTGCTCGTTTTAGCTTTGCCTTACACCTATACATTGTAGTGGTAATTGGCTTTCTATCTTTATCAAATCCAGTTTGTTCATATGTTCCTATATCGTACCAATCTACCTCCCATTCACTATCATCTACACTAAATGCTTGTAACAGGTCGTCCAATGACTTTATTCTTGTTGTGTCTTCAGCTATCAAGTACCTTCCATCTTTACCTTCCTCCATTGATAATCTTTCTTTCTTTGCTCCTCTGTTGTTTGAGTGACTTCCTCGTATTCTTCTTGCAATACTTCTTATTTGCTCATAGTTTGTGCCAAACATGGCTGCAGTCATTGCGTAGTCTCCTGATAGTTTTTCTTGATTGTTTAAAAGGTATTCTTTTATTTTATCTACTTTCTTCATAAGGTGGTATTTTAAATTCAGTACAAACCACCATTATGTTTCTTTTGTGTATTCCATACTCACTAGATATTGTTTCTATATCAAAACCAACTTCTAAATCTTCTGTAAAAATAGAAACATCTGCTATATATGTATATGGATTAATAAGTAGGTGGTATTTTATGTAAGCCTCCATTGAATCAACTTGTTTTGCACTTCTATTGTCTAGTGAATTGTGTTTTAAAGGCTTTATATATGCTAATCTAATAAAATCATCGCTGTAAAAAACATCATCTTTTACTATACCGTTTTTGATTTTTGTTAGAGAGCCGTCTATATTGATTACATCCCAACATCCTTTTAAAGATTTAAGTTTTTCACTTAGCTCCGCCTTGTTTTCAGTGACATATACTGCCGCTATAACGAGGTATTTTAGTTGAGACTTCATAATTCTGGACACAATATGATAAAAAAATCTAGGATTTCCTTAAAATTTGTATAAAATTGTTAACATTTGGGTGTTGAAACTACTTTTTCCCTCTGTTTCGTGCTCTATTTCTGCTTTGTGCCTCCATAATTAACGAACCACCTTTCATATGTGATAAGTCTTTTTTATCCTTATTTCCGTAGGTTTTTCTTTTTTTATTAGCTTTGTTTAACTTTGCACGGTAGTTTTTACGCTTTTTAGATTTGTGATATTTGGTATCGTATTTTTTCTTTTTCTTACGTGCTTTTGGATTTGCAGCGTAAAATGTTGCAGACCTAGATTTTCCTTCACTTATTCCAGCTAATGTATTTCTTGCCATCTTTAATCATATTGGATTAGTCCTCCGTGTTCTCTTTTTTTCTTTTTTCTTTTATACCTACTTACCCTACCTTTAGTATTTTTTTCTTTTTGTGCTCTACGTTTTTCTGCAGGTGTAAGTTCACTCCATGTTGTTGGAGTATCTTTACTAACTCTTTTAGTGGGCCTAAAAGTATTCTCACCACCTTTGTAGTCTTTTTTACCCCTTGGTGTTCTCCAATCTTCTTTAAACCACCTTTTGAGTCTAAGTCCAGCTTTTGTTTTACGTACAGCCATTAATCTTTTTGATATTTCATTAGACAACAAATTTTACCACCATGAGTTCTTTTTCTACTTCTCTTTTTCTTTTTACCACCCTCACCCCAGTTAGCAACTCCAACTTTTCTACATTTTGCCATAGCACCACTTCTGTATGCTGATGTTTTTGGTCCGTATCTACGAACTACCTTATGATAACATGCGTCTTTTGCCATAACTAATCGTATTGTGTAGGGATAACGCAACCATTATCACAGTTCCATTTCCTTAATGATTTATTAATTCTTGAATTTGGGTCTCTTGCTGTCTTAGCACTAGTTCTTCTTTTCTTCATACCTTTCATTCTAGCACAAAAAGACTTTCTTCTTTTAGCAGCCTTACTTCCTTTCTTTAATTTTTTAGGGTCTGTAGTAACTGCTGTCTTAAGTTTAGAGCCTGGGTTAGCTCTTCTATATGAAGCAACTCCTTTTTTATTTAATCCTCCACTAGGATTTTTACCTTCTTTTCTTTGCCATGCGGGTGTTTTTGCCATAACTATCTTCCTTGTCCCCTATAGGGTTTTTTATAACTATTCTGAGACTTGCTAGCATTTTTGCTATGCACACCTCTTCTTTTCTTACTATTGCTCCCCCTAAATGTAAAACTATTTCCCTTTGCCATTTCTAACTTTTTCTATTGACCTTCCTCCAAAATAAGACCCAATGATTGTTATAAGGGTTAATTGTAAGAGGTCAGTCCACTTTTCCTCTACAACAAAGTTAACAAATCCTGCGTCAATAAAAATTAGCATCATTGTACAAGCTAAAACAAATATAAGAGTCATTGGTCTTACATTTTTAGATAACCATGAATCAGATGCCATGTCTGCCTTCCATCTATCTGTTACGTTTTGTTGTAAATCTCTTTCAGAATCAAGAAGCATCTTCTTCATCTCATTCTTTAACTTCATTTTTTCTTCTTTGGTAGTAACCACCTCATCTATAATGTTACCTGCGTCACCAACCAGTTTATTTAATAATCCCTTCAACATAATTATATATTTAAATCTTTACTATCTAAAAGTGTATATGTAAAGCTATTACTCCACTTGTCTCTTGCTACCCTACATATGTCCATAAATTCATGCCAATCATCATTAGCTGCAATAACTTGACATCCTGCCGACCATTTATCTACTTGTTTAGACTTCTTTCCGCCCCATTTAGTAGCTCTATGTATATTTATACCAAATAGTCCAGTTTGCGTGTTATCGTCGCTTAAATCGTACTTATCGTCTTTATTAGCGTCTCTATACACCGTAACAGGTTTGCATTGGCCCAAGGCCTCGTATCTACCCTGATGCAATCTAATCTTATGTGAGCCACGATACTGACCTTCTTTAAGTACAGCAACACCCTCCTTTCTCATAATGTTTTTTACCCAATATCTTCCTGGGTCTGTAGTACAATCATAAGAATAGAATTCCCATTGTCCATCACACATAAATGATATTGTTATTTTATCATCAAATTTATTTGTAATCTCTGTTCCTGTGTCAGAGTTACGTATACCAACTATATTTAAGTTATAGTCTCCTTTCTCAAACCACCTATATCCTTTTGCTTTTACAGCTTTTTCTATTATATCTTTGGTTAGTTTCATTTTACTCCTATTGTTTTATTGTTCAACTTAATATTTATTTCATCACAAGTGCTACTAGATATGTTTCTTACTTTGTTTTCTAAAAAAGAATCTTGTTTATTAACACTTATAAATACTTTTGTGCTACTATCTTTTAGATAAGCATTTGGTTTTATTATTAACTTAGGTTTTGACACATGAAGCTTAATAGTTACCTCTGCATTATTTGAATTGTTGCCTAATATATCTACAGAATTAGACCCCATAATCATTATTGTTATCATAAGGTAGAACGTCTTCTACTATAAAATCTCCATAAAGCCAAACTTTGTGTTGACTTACACTACTATTTGTAGAGCTTATATAACTTGTTTTTAAAATATATTTATACCTTCCTTCAGGTGGAGAAAAAGGCTGACCTACACCTGAAAACTCAACTGTAAGCTTACCGTTCTCTACTGTCACTCCTAACGACACATCACTAAGTGTAACTAATTCATCAATTCCCTGAAGTTGTGATTGTATTAAATCACCATTAGAATCCATAATTTTAAACTCACCCAAGTCATATGAATCATTAGTATAACTATTTGTATTTGTTGACCCTACCCCTTGAAAATCATAGTTACTTCCATCAGAATTTTTTATATTAACCACAAGCTTAAAGTGTGCACCTTTAATGTGTTTAATATTTAGCTTTTGAGCTGGATGTGTAACTATCGTATTTGCCATTATTGAAATCTATTTAATATAAGTGTATCAATAGAATGCTGTATTGTTTTTTTATCAGCATCTAATTGAAACATTATGTTTGGTTTAAATCTTTCTTTTTCGTTTCCGTTTTCAAATATAATTACAGTAGGCACAGCACTAACATTATGTTTTTGTTGAAGCTTAGATTCTTTTGCAATGTCTACTCTATAAATATCACAGTCCTTTAACTTACCTATATCTGCAAACTCATTACTTGAATTCCATTCTACCCAAAATTCTACAACCACTATATCTTTTGCAATTTTTCCATTAAAAGAATCGTTGCTTATAAAAGATTGACTAAAAACAGAACCTGCTATAAAAAATAATATACCTAGTAATATCAATATGTGATTAGAAACGTTCATTCCATTGAATCTATTTTATCCCTAAGATATTTTAAATCTTCTTTTATTTCGGTAACATCTTCCTGTGTTGTCATGATTGTTTGTCTAATCATTTGGTCTTTCATATCAAATTCCATTTTTGTTACCTCTGGTTCTGGGGGTAATGGAAGTTCTTTAGCTACAGCTATTTCTGCTTGTAAAGTAAACCACATTCCCACAAATGTGGCTATTAAAACTGATATACCTCCTAAAGTCTTTAGGCTTATTTCAAACTTAGACTCTTCAGACAATTCTTTTTTCATTTTTTTGCAAACTTTTCTACGCCACTGATTCCAAAACATCCGAGAACCACCCAGACAAAAGAATCATAAACGAATTTATTAATAACTAAGTCTTTGCCAACCCACCCTGTTATTAAATCTGCTAGCATTATAACAACCATTATTAAAAATGCTATAAATCCAACGATAGCTTTTTCATTCCAATCGTTGGTGTCTTTAAATATATTCATTAGTCATACTGTTTAAGCATGCCCCCGTGTTTCATCTTTACTTTGCTAAACAAACCTTTTATTTCTTTAGCATCTTTGCCTTTGTATATTTTTTTACCTTTATCACCCTTTACCTTTACCCTGTTTTTACTTAAAGTAATTTCAGAGTTCTCACCTTGTTCTGTAGCAATATCAGTAAAATATTGTTTACCAAATAAACCTTTGACTTTCTTTTTAAATTTTTGTTTACCGTTCATCTTAATCGTATTGCATAAATCCTCCTTTAGTAAACCTTTTCATTACACCACCTTTTTTCATTTCACCTGGTTTTTTGGGGCCAGGATAATTTTTCTTTTTTGAAGCAGCAACTGTTGGTTTCTTTTTAGCCATTTCTGTAGTGTATTTTTTTCCTTTCCACATAAAAGTTTTTACACCAGAATTTTTAGCTTGCCTAAAAGCTTCTTTAAAAGTTCCTACAGATTGTGGAGTTTTTCCTCCATCTTCAAACTTTTTTCTTTTCTTTTTCATTTTTCCTCCATACATCATTTCTTCCATGGTACCTCCATACATTCTGTACCCCATTTTATTTCTTACCTTTCTAGGTAATTTCTTTAATCCAGGATTATTTGGTTCTTTCATTTTTAATAAATTTTATATTTTACAATACCTTCTTCGATATAAATACCTTCTGGTTTTCTAATAACTTGTCCCTGTAAATTATATAATTGCCCTGTGCCTTTTGACTTTTCTATTATTTCTCCTATTGAACTTTCACATGGCATGCCTGTGTCACAATCTAAATATTCTGTAATTACAAACTCTACATATTCTGTTTCTACTATAGTGTCATAAACAAATACATCTACATATTCTATAACATCTACAAACAAAGTATCTAAAACATCTTCATATACATATACAGTGTCTACTATATAAATAAATTCAGGCACAAAGGTTTCTATCTGAACAGTATCTATAACTATTTGTGTTATATATTCTGTTTCTATAATAGTATCAAATATAGTTTCGTAAATAGGAATATCTACGAATATAGTATCACAGTCTGGAAGTGGTGGTAAACAGTCTAAAAACGTTGTTGGAATAGCTTCTTGCTCATCGCTACCATCGACACAATCTTCCCAGCCATCATTAAGATAAAAAAGGTTGTTAAGACCATTAGGAACGCAACCATTAGGACTATACTGAGTCCAATTAGATTCATCGTCTCCACAATAGAAACCATTTTGTTCAACACATAATTCACAATTCGTTTGACTAAACCCATAACCAAATACAAATAACAATAATATTAATAACCTTTTCATATTACAAAAATAGGTAATTTATTCCAACCTTAAATTCATATAATGGTTTCATCCAATATCTTTGATGAGTTCCTTCTATAAAAAACCCAAAACTTTTATTAAATTTAACACCAAATACAAGACCCGCGTCCCATTCTATTGCGGCTGGTATAGTCTCCTCATCCCACTGTGGTAATGTATAATCGAAGCTATAGTCATCGAGACCATAGTGATAAGGTAAGATATTCATCCAGCCGTGCAACCACCATTGTGGAGTATGTTTGTAGTAAGCCGCACCAAGAACTAAAGAAAGTTCTTTTTGTATGCCTAATTTTTTTAATTCTGCTCTATTAAATTCGTCTATTGCGTTTCCAAAATGATACCTCATAAACTCCCCTGTAGTGTGAGCCACCTGAATAGAGTCACCTGATGACACGTCAAACCAATCATAGTTTGTATAATTACCCTGTGACCATGGCTCACTTACATATCCAAAGTCTTCTGCTATTGCAGAAAATGGAGTAACAGCAGGGTCCCAAAAATCATATATAGGTAAAAACCCATATGCAGGATGCATTCTAAATGTTGTTCCTATAGAAAAGTCAAAGTTACCAACTGTTTTTCTCCAACGAATATCAGCTAAAACATACTTTAAATCTATCTTTTGATTGTCTACAAATTGAGTTTTTATAAGATACGAATCACTCAAATAACGTAAGAAGAAATCTTGATTTACAAACTCATTGCCCCTGTCTCTTACTAATGAAATATTAGCAAGGTACTCAAATCCTTTTGCATTACCTATGGGAGCTTTATTAGAAACTGTTGACTCTGTACCATCATAAAAAGTTTTTACTTTATACTCATAGTCAAAACGAGCCACTTTACGCCACCCTATTGTGTAATTGTAATCAAAAGGATTAACTTGAGTTATATTTATTAGTTCTTTATTTTCAATTTTATATTGCCCACTTTCAATAGTAGATGAACCCACAGAACTTGAAATGTAAAAAGTAGAATACTTAAAAAAGTTTTGACTAAAACTTGTTGAGCAAATTAATACAAATAAGAATAATAAATTTTTCATAATACAAATATAATAATTAAATTTTTGGGTTTATGTACTGATATTTTCTTTGAAAATAATATAACATATTTGACCATCTTCGCTTAAATGATTTGCTAAAAAAAAGAACATCTACAAAATTAGGACCAGCATGCTCTGATTTAAATAATAAAATTTCATATATTTTTCCAACAAAAGTTCCTTTAGGAGCAAGGCCAGTACCAAGTTGTGGTTGACCCCCTATTGTTATACTAGAATGATAAGTTGATGTTCCTGAAAAATCAAAAGTATTTGATAAGGTTCCTGATGAACCATCTAACATACCAAATCCAGGACTAGATATTTTGTTATAATCATAACTTTCTGTAAACTGATGAAAAACCCCATCTGCCTGTAAGCTACCATAATTAGAAGTGTTATTATAATTTTCATATGCATTAAACATATGATAATGAAATTGCCCATCATCAGGCTCATCATATTTTACATATCTGTATCTACTACCCAAAGCTAAACTTGAATCATACATTTCAAAAGTGCCATCGTAAGAAGTGCCACCACCACCATCAAGGTCTGCAAAATAAAAACTAGCAAATACATTTGGAACAGCACCAGAAAAATTATTTGTAGTTAAGAAAAAAACATCTTGTCTACCAGGTGAGCTTGGGTCTAATCTTTGACAAACAAAGTATGCTGTAAATTTATTTACATCTAAATCTGATGTTGAAAAATCTGTTGAACTTGCCCTACCTAAAGAGCCCATTGCATGCATAAAATCATCACCACTAAATAAAGCATAAGGAACGCCATTTGCAGGCTCTATATATGTAGGACATTTACTAGCGTCTGTTTGAAAAACAGCTGAAGATAAGGCTTTATCACCAGCACTAACCATTCCTGCATTAGCTCCATCAGGGTAAAATGATTTATTTTGAGCCGCCATTATTCCCTCTCCATTAGAAACAGTGTTCATGCCACCACTAGTAATTCCCTTTAAAGAAGTTTTATCTGTAAAATCTATCCATAATAAAAGGTCAGGATTAGTTGCTCTATCTTCTGTAATATATTGAGCCTCTATTTCTAAAGGATTTAAAAACCTCCTACCTCTATTATAATTAACCCTAGTAATCATATAATTTTAGGTATAATATATGCAGTTGCTCTAACAAACAACCCTAGTCTTACAAAGTTCCATCTTCCATATAATATAACACCCTCTACTATATTATCTCCAGTTGTAAAAGCTGCTGCAGTATGATTAGCGTCATCTGCATCCATAGTATCTTCTATTAAAGCTTGAGTTTGTTGTGATATAGCTGGAAAAACAAGCGCCCTTTTACTACCAGCTACATCTGATTGTTGTGTAAGATTTACAGGAGCTCCGTCCGCTGATGTAGATAGTTGTATTGTTTTATTAGAATCGTTTTTTGAAACAACATAATATGTAGTAGCAGAGTGTGGTGCAGTACCACTATTTATAATAGGTGAGTTTAAACCCAAAGAAGAATCACTTTGACCTCTTTGATAATAATTACAAGTGTGCCCCACTCTTATATATTTCCAATCTAATGTATTATCTACTTTAATAGTGTCTGCAGAGCTACTAACATTATTACCAGTAAACTGTAACACCATAGAGCCACCATAATGAGTTCCAAAATACAAAGGGTTTAAATCATTTGCTATTAAATATTGAAATGAATTATCTGTAGCAGAAGACTCTCTGTTACTTAATATATGTATAGCTCCAATAAGATATTTACTAGAACCAATTAAAGATAATTGTTCACTACTATCTAATGAGACTGAACCATATTGACCCAGTGAAAACTTTGACAGGTCATCTATATTCATTCTTAAACAGTTCTAGCAGTTTTTGCTTTTAAATAACATATTACTAAAGAAGACGCAGTTTTGTTTTTTACTCTTTGCCATCTTCCCTCTAAAGTTACTCCAGGAACTATTGCAAGAGTAGTAGGAAAAACAGTTCCCACGCTTCCTGATTCAGCCCCAAAACTTTCTTCAGCAGTAGCTGCCCATGTTCCATTTCCAGGGGCAACCGTACCACACCAATTTGTAGTTGATGGCTCTAACTCTAATGCACAGCCAGCTGCTCCAGTTGCAGTCCCTAAAATCGTTACAGCAACTATTTCAAATTTAGCAGTAGCGCCACTTAAATCTATTTCTGAAACACCGCTTAAAGAAACGGCACCATCATATATACTTGTTTTTATACTTGGCATATTTTATAGTTTTATGGTTTTTTTCCTGGCCTTCCAGGCTTTCCAGGTTTAATATTGCCTTTTTTATATTTTTTTGCAATTGGAGCTTTAGCAGTAACTTTTGCTCTACTTTTAGATTTAGTTCCAGCAGCTTTTCTGCTTTTTGCTCTTGAAGTAGGCTTACCGCTTCTTATTTGGTCTAATAAACTTCCCATGTTAATTTAATTTAATTGTTAATCTTCTTTTTGTAAAAATAATTGATACTCCCATTCCATATCTGCAACTCCTTGTGTGCAACTAATATCTGAATTACCAGACCAAGGAAATAAAGTAGCAGCTCCTGGCTGTAATCTTCCTATAACTGCTGCTTGCGTTGAAGCATTAGTAGCTGTTATAGTTAAATGTTGTCCAGCAGTAGTAGATAGGTTTTTAATATATATCATGTGCCCTTCATCATCATCAAACTCACTTTGGTCTGCTATAAGACCAGCATTAGTGGTTCCCATGTTTACTCTATTAAGTCCACTAGTTATATCTAATCCTGTGTTTCTAGTTCCATCTTTATACATATTAAATGTACAAGATAAACTAATTGGACTAGAAGCCATATTGCTACTGTTGATGTTTATAGTAGCTGTTGTAGTTGGTGTTTTTGAAATTGCCATATCTTTTTATTTATTATTAATCAGACGTATCTTCTCCAAATCCTGCAGCAGGTAAGTGGTCGTTAGCTGGGTCTTCTACAATTAAACAATACTCAAATGTTTCTGTATCAGAGTTTGAGTGTAATGTAATATCATTAGTTACATTAGCCTGAATAGGTAAAAAACAAAACTGTCCTTCGTATAGTCTAGAAACTATACTACCACCTTCTAATACCTCTACATAAGTTGTTGCAGTAGAAGTTGTTATAGGATTTCTAACAAATAAGTAACCATAACTGCTTGCAGTATAACTAGCCGTAGCAAATATTGTTCTAGCTGTACTTAAGTTTGTAGTAGTTCTAAGGCCAGTCATATATTTACAGTTAGTTAATCCATCTACATTTAACATGTTCATACTAACGTTTATATTAATATCATTAGATGCGATATTGCTTGTTCTCATTGACAAGTTAACAGAATGCCTTCCAGGTGTTGTATTGTACGCCATTTTTATTTCCTTTTATTAATTATACAAATATACTAATTTTTATCTATTGGTTTTTCCACTGTGTATATACCTCTAAACAAGTTAGGCATAGACCTAGCAAAATAACTTCTATATGCTTTTTGACCTGCTAATCCATATTTACCTGCTCTTTGATACTCAGTTCCTTTTACTAAGTGATAGAATCCTTTACTTATATTTTCTGCTGTTTGTAAAGCAGGCACACTAGCCATATACCAAAGTCTATCTACTTGCACTAACATACTCATATCCATCATTACTTTCTCTAAGTTCTTTTGAATTGCTGTTTCATCTCCATCATCTGTAGCAGCTGCAACATAAGCTAGATACATAAAGAATAATATACCATTACCTCTAAAGAATCTTTGAACAGCATTTTTCCTGTGTTCTGGTAGCTTATTGTATTCTTTATATATTTCTTTTACATCATATTGTTTATTGTTAAACATATCTCTCATAAACATAAATGTTCCTGTTATAGAACCTACCTCTCCATGTCCATCTCTATGGAACTGTTCTAAACCAACTCTATCTTTAATAGCAGTTGTTGCCCATCTCTTAAATGTTAAGAAAAGTTTTAATAAACTATATTGCTGTATACCCCTTTGGTCTTCTCTAGTATATCCACGCCCTTGACTTCTATATACCATGTCTTTGTATCTATCAGCATTTTTTAATAGTTGATTAAATATATCTTCTTTGCCTGGCTTAGCAACTGCTGTTCCGTTTTTATCTACGGTAAATGAATCAAACTCTGCATCTGTTAACTGAGCTATAAAACCAACTCTTTGTATCCACTTCTCAGAACCTGTCATAAACATATATATAAACTTACCAAATCCACCAGAATAAAATCCTTCAGACACTTGTACTTCTGCATCACCTATAAGTCCAACTGCTTTCGTTATAGCAGATGTTTTACGAACTGTTTCCATGTCCATTACTGGATTAGTAAAACTTTTTACACCAAAGAATCTCATTTCTCCTTTTAACCAACCTCTTTCTGAAAGACCTGGTATACCAAATCCTTGTCTTCTTATGGTGTTATACTTACCAATAATAACATTAAACATGGCTGCAGTAGGCTTTAAACCTAAACCTACAAGCATTGTCCAAGCTCCTAGTATGTTACCAGCTTTATCTAATTTTGTAGGCTTTCCGTCTTTTGTAAATATAGAACGAGTTCCTTTTTGTTTATACCAACCATCTATTAAGTTTGTCTTTACCCATCTTTTAGTATTTTGATTATCTTTCCAATCATTGTATGTGGCTGCAGCGTCAAGCAATAAACCTATACTAGAAACACCTTCAGACTTATATCCAGCTTGTGTATCTAATCCATACTCTAAAGTCATTTTGTTTGCATATTCTGTTATAGCCCCAAACACATCACCAGACGCTTCAAACTCTGCTCTTTTAGAACGAGCCTCTGTATACCTATCAGCATAAGCAGACTCTCCTGTAATAGCATCTTCTAATAAAATAACTTGTATACCCTTAGCGTCTACACCTTTTTCAACATAAGACTGAGCTTCTTTAACTGCATTCCTTACTTCTCTTGACCTCTTAAGGTTTAGCTTTTTAAATCCTTTTTGATACTGTTCTATTCTTACCTCATTAATAAAGTCACCTAATTTAACTGGCTCTTTTTTACCCTCTATGTTTACATGTATATCTCTTAGCTTAGCATCGTAGTTGTATGCTATATAAGCAGCAGTATGGTTTCTAATAGTAGCCATCTCTAATCTATTTGCTTTAGTAGCAGGTATATATCCAGTTCTTTTTCTAGTCAATACAGGGTTACCATATCTATCTTTCTTTTTAAATAAATGCGCTTCTATTGTACTAGTAACTTTAGTGGCTTCTTTGTAAAACTTTTTTTCTGCTTCACTTAATGTAGAAATATCTAAATCCTTTTTAAACCCAAAGATTCTTACATATCTACCATTATCATCTGTGCTCTCTTTTTTAAGGTCCACCATGTTTTCGTATAGCATTTTTTGAAATGCCCACCTTGGTATTATAGAAGCAATACCAGGAATATTAGTAACACCAACATCTACACCTGCAAACAATGGCGCTAATATACCTAACCTATCTTTAAACTTTTCTTTTACCAGCTCATTGTAGGCTTTCTTAAGAGGGTTAAGTAGCTTCTCATTATCCATACTCCAGTTAATCTTGTTCTCGTGTATCCTGTCCATTATAAATGATATCTCAGGAGCTTCCATTGTTTTAGAACCCCTAGATATATCAGGGTGCATCGCAACATCTTCAAACCCTATATCTCTAAATGCTTTACTTTTCGCCTCTAATCTTCTTTCTACATCCTCTAACTCAGCTATAGTTCTCTTTGTGTACTCATCAAGAACCTTCTTACCTCTTTGTCCAGCCAACCACTTTCTTACCTGAACAAGTGCAGTCTTAGCAGACAGTGCAGTATATACAAGCTTGAGCAGTTTCTTTCTTGCATATGGGTCTTTTCCTGCAAGGTCTTGTTCTATTATCTCTAGTAATTCACTATCATTTAGTTCATCTATCACTCTTTGTTGTACTTTCTTTCCGTCTACAGTTACGGTCTTTTGTTTATTTAGTGCGTTAAACACCTCTTCAGAATCTAAATAATCGTTTTTGTATTTTTCATATCTATTATTAAATAAACCTTCACCATTATTTACAAACTTGTAAACTGAAAAAGGTATATTAATTTTTCTACAAAATAAAACAAGGTTAAGTAATTGTTCAACAGTAGGTTTAATATGTCTTTGCATTGAACCAGACCAATCAAGTAAAAATATCATACCGTGATTTTTCTGATTAGGTATATTAGACATCTTTTTGAAGATATCTTCGGCATACTTATAACTATGTAATTTTAATGGGTCAATAATACCTGTTTTTGATATAGTTGATCTAGCATGTAACTTAGCATTTTTCTTCATTTCAAATTCTTTTACAAGATAGTTTACAACACTAGAAGATTCTTTTAAGAACTTATCTGCCTCATCATGAGCATATTTTAAACCCTCTTTATCTTCACCATAAAGTTTTGCATTGTCTTTAGCAAAGTCTCTAATATATTCTTTATAAGGTATAATCATATTTTTAAGATTAACTTTTGGTAACTTAACATATGATCTACTTGAAGCATCACCATCAACTTGTTTTTGTATTGCCTCATCATAGTTTTGATTTGTAATAGAAATTATTTGTACATCACCATCAGCACCATTAGAAGCAGCACCTGATTCTTCACTATCTTTATTTTCTAATTCTTTTTTTTCAGATTCATCTGGTACTTGTTGATCTAAGAAATCATTTAATTTATCTTCGGTAGATTTGTTATCATTACTATCAGATGAATTGTCTGAATCTGAATCTTGATTGTCACCTTTTTGATTATCATCACCTTCTACTTTTTTAGGTGTATAAGTCTTTTTAAGTTGTGGTGTTTTTTTCAATTCTTCTTTACAATAGCCTAATATATCTTCAGCAAGTTTTTGTACATCAGCAAATGTTTTACAATCATCAACTAATTTTACAAAATGTTTTTCTTTATTATTAAAATTAAAATCTAAAGTTTTTGATGATTTATAATACATATTGATCTTGTCAATAAGTGTGTAATCTTTTTGTAAATTTTTATCTTTAGTACCAAAGAAATTATCTTTGTACATCTTTTTAAAACCTAGTAAATAATCTTTTGTAAGGCCAGGGTATTTCTTTTGTATAAGTTTATCAATTCTGGCATCTTCAATAACATTAACAAATGATCTAAATTCTTTTGATCTATCTTTCATATTCATCCAACCATCAGATGGTGTATGTAAAGCATGAGATACCTCATGACCTACTAACATATCATAAACATGTTTGGATCTTTGTTCTTCTTTAAATATAGGGATTGTTAATATTCTATCTTTGACATCAAAGGAAGCAGTCTGTACAGCATTCTCTTGAACTTCAATATTTTCTGTTGCAAGCAATTTGGCAAGTTGCGACTTGTTTTGTACGGTAGTATTTTTCATAATGTATAGTATTATGCTACCGTATTTTGGTCTAAAAGTCAAGCACTTAAAAAGCAAGTAAAATCAAGGGTTTTAAAAGAACAAAACAAGAACATTACTTTTTAAAGATAAAAGTTGGTTCAAATTTACGACCAGATATGTTAGGTCTAGTATATTTACCCATATACTGTTGTTTTTGTTTTGTTTCAGTAGTATCGCCATCTAGTGTAGAGACGGCACTACCACCTTGTTGTGTAGATAATGATAACCACCATGTATCTGTATGTT